GCGGTAAGCTTTGCAAGCGTGTTTACGGCTGAGGCGTAAACTAAATCGCCAGCGGCATACGTACTAAAACTTGTTCCACCATTTGCCGCAACCAAAGTTCCAGCCAGTGCTATGGTGCCTGTAGTCGTGATCGGGCTACCGGTGACGCTTAACCCAGTTGTTCCAGTAGAAAAAGCGACGCTGGTGACCGTTCCTGCACTGCCAACCGGAAACAAAGTAACTGTGCCAGAATTGTTTCTATAGTAAAGCTTACCGTCAGCTTGATTGATAGCCAGTTCACCGTTTGCCAGTGCCGCAGGCGCATTGGACGCGGTGTTTGAATAATATAGTTGTATAGGTGTAAAGCCTGCTTGTGCCATTTGAATCCTTTATGTCGGCCCGTACTTGCCTTGATACGCCGGCGACTGATTGTTCTGACCTGTGAGACTATCATCAGGCCTAGGAAAACGAATGGCAATCTTCTCAGGCTGCCTAGCCGGTAGTCTGTATGGGTCGAACTGATCTCTACAACCTTGGTCGCAAACTCGCAAACCAGGGAAGTTAGGGTCTGAACCCAAGTTGACATATGCACGCTTCATCTTACAGCGATCACATATTGCAATACTGAGTACTGCATTGCCATGTGTATCAAGAACGCGTGGCATTTCTTACCTTGTATAGTAACTTATATTGGGTGCAAAATAAATCGGCGACTTGTCTCGCTCCTCTTGTTCTGCCATATTCCAATATTTATCTGCTTGAGTTTCTAGATACGTTGCTCTTGCTGGATCCACGGTTGGCAATTCCAAAGCCATTTGATGAGCAAGCATATTTTGAATTGCTAAGTACCACCGTTGTGGGATTTCCAATTCACCTGATAGATCGCCTATGTCTTGAACTTGACGATGTTTCCAGGCAACAATCTGAGGTTCATAGGTGTTAGAAGACGGCCAAACGTACATAGACGGTTGTGGAATCGTACGATCAAACCAGTACTGTAAAGGCCTATTACTTAAGAAGTTCTTGTTCGGCAAGTTGGTGTAGTCATCACGGTTTAGTCGTGCCAAAGGTGTCTCATTGGCGTTTGAACCAAAAACCACTTGGTAAACACCCATGCTCACACCGGCAGACTGCTTAATACGCCAGTATGGTTGAAGATTCGAAGGATCCAGATCATAGTAGATCCAAGTTCCTGCAACCCATGTTGTAGCCCCTGGACTATAAACATTAGTCCACACGACGCCGTCTGACGAGGTCTCGACGGTAAGCGTAACTGACCCAGAGACTGCAGGCAAAATGCCGACTGTTCCGATATAGATACTGGTTCCAAGAGCTACGCCAATGCTGCCTGTGTTGTTTGACAACTGGCAGATATTGGTGTAAATGCCATCAAAAGCATTTGCTGCAACGCCTGACGAGCTATTCCCACCTGTTGTGTTTGCATTTAGCGTTCTATAGTTAACGTTTAGAACATCAATTGTGCCTACAGGCAGACTATAGATGTACTTTTCAGGCGTTAATCCGATGATAACTTTGTCAATGCACCAATAGTGAATGCCAATGTTAGGAAGATTTGACAAAATATAGTAAAGACTATCCTTAGAAGCCTCAACTTGTTCAACTGTCAGTTCTTCAGCTAACTTTCCAGCTCGTCTTGCGCCATGGTCAATTAGTTTTTGAACCGAGATGACTGTCTGCCCAACGGTGCCTGATGTTGACATAGTAATATTTTACCAGTTTGAGTTGCTTTTCTTACACAACGCTGTTGACACTTTGCAGTTCTTTAAGTTTATCTTTTCTTGAGAATGATGCTTAGGTTTTTGCACCATACCGCCTTTTTTCATACCTACACGCATTTCATTTTCTGCTTGCAAAGATTCGTATGCTTCTTTTGCGTCTTCAGGATTTTTGTACTTGTAGTAATTACTACGTTTTGGGTCTTCAGACTGTAGAAGAAGTTTGTCATCTTCTAGAGCGCCAGACTCATACATTTCTTCGTCACCATGAGGTCCTTCTTTTGACTTCATGTATCCGTATCTGCTAACAACATCTTTTGGCATGTTCAATCCTTTACCATCTTGTGCAATTACGTTTTTGTATGGAAGACTTATTATAGTTCTTTCTGCTCTTCTCAGTTAACGCTTCACCCTTCTTTACACTCAAGCTAACCTTGCCACCTTCTTTTTTGCTTTGCGAGACCCTAAGATCTTTAGCAGTAGGCGCGCCTTCACTTCCTGGTTTGCGCATACGTTCGCCTGAACCTTTAGCGATTCTTTCACGTTTTGCATGGATATTGTCCCATAACCCTTTTTTGTTTGACATATTAAACCCAATCTCCTTGAAAAATAACAGTATCTGTTCCTACTGGATAGCATTTGAAATAACTGTCTGATGCAACGACTGCGGTTGAAACTGCAGTTGTCAGCCCAACACTTGGGCAGATTGTTCCAGCAGTGCTAATTCTAAAAGAGCCTTTTATGAGTGCGCTAAGGATAGTTCCAACGCCCGCAATTGCGATGTTTCCCCCTGAACCAGCACTGTTAGAGGTCGTTCCTCCTACCGCTGACGCCGTCCCTGATGATGCATCAGTTCCAAAAGTGTTCCATCTTGCGCTTGAAATTACGGCACTTCCCGTTACGCCTAACAGAGAAAAAGAAGCGTTTCCTGACGTCCCGCTCATTCCAGTTATGTGAACCTGTGCTTCAAAAAAGTAAGTTGTGTTTGCGCGAACCCCCAACGTTCCATTCACTAATCCCCCCGTACCTCCACTCAGGTAACTTTGGAAGTTTGTAGTGCTAGTTAGCGTTTTTGAGCCAGTTCTACTCGCAAAATGCTCAGTGATTAGCGTCCCGCGACTAGCCGCAGAGTTGCCAACTACAGTTCCATTAAAATTGATACCTGTGTATTCAAAAGAACCAGCCGAAAGAGCTGATACAACTGGCCCAGAAGTGAATTTTATAGGTGCAAGAAACGCAGTTCCTGCGCTCAAAGTCACCGTAGTAAAAGCCCCTGTGTTGGGTGTTGTGTTTCCAATGGTGGGGGGCGATGCTAGACTTAATGTGCCGCCAAAGGTCAAGTTACCGCTACTGGTGACTGTTCCAGTTAAAGTCAACCCATTAACTGTTCCTGTCCCGCCTACGCTGGTTACAGTACCACCACCAGGCACCCAAGAGGTGGTTGACCCATCGGTGCTTAAAACTTTTCCACTGTTGCCTGATTGGCTAGGCGCAAGAGCGTCAAACGCCGCTGTTGCCGTGGTCTGACCTGTACCGCCATTAGCAATAGGTAGTGCTGTGCCAGACAAACTAATCGCTAATGTGCCGCTGGTTGTAATTGGTGAACCCGTAATAGACAAAAATGCTGGCACCGTAGCCGCTACACTTGTAACTGTGCCAGAAAATTGGTCAGCAGATGAGATGGTAAAGTTAGGGTAAGTACCCGTAATTGTTGTTGTACCGCCTTGAGTTAAAGCAACAGTCTGATCAGGAGCAGAGTTGGTAACAGTGAAGCTAGGGTAAGTTCCACTTGTATTGATGCCTGTGCCAGCAGTCAACACTACTGTTTGATCTGGCGCAGTGTTGGTAATAGTCAAAGTGCCAGAGGTTGTTATCGGGCTACCAGTAACGCTAATACCTGTACCAGCAGTAGCCGCCACACTTGTGACTGTGCCTGTGCCGCCTACTGCTACCCAAGCCGTGTCAGTACCGTCTGTACCTAAAACTCTTCCGCTGTAGGTTGCTTGTGAAGGTAATAGTGCATTTAAAGCTGTGTTTGCAGTTGTTTGGCCAGTACCACCATTTGCAATTGGTAGAGCAGTACCAGACAACGTAATTGCCAATGTCCCACTTGTTGTAATTGGTGAACCAGATACAGACAAGAATGATGGAACAGTAGCCGCAACGCTTGTTACAGTCCCACCTCCACCACTAGGTGTTGCCCACGAACCATCACCACGCCAAAAAGTAGATGCTGATGCTGATGTACCACTATTTAGATTGGTTACAGGCAAATTACCTGTTACTTGTGTTGTAAGGTCTACATTTGATAACGTACCACCAAGGGTTAAATTACCACTTGTTGTGACGGTGCCTGTTAATGTAATGCCGTTAACTGTTCCCGTACCACCAACACTTGTTACAGTGCCGCTTCCGCCACTTGCATTAATTGTTTGATTAGGCCAAGTGCCTGTGATGCTAGTAATGTTTGTGCCAGCTACTAAACTAGGTGTTGCTGTACCTGTTCCCCCACTAGCAACCGCAAGAGTTCCACCTAATGTAATCGTGCCAGTTGTGGTAACAGGACTTCCAGTTGTGGTCAGTCCTGTTGTTCCACCTGACACGCCAACGCTTGTAACTGTACCGCTTGCAGAATCATTGGAAGTAATCGTAAAGTTAGGGTATGTTCCAGTAATGCTAGTTGTGCCAGCCCCTGTCAATGCCACTATCTGATCTGGCGCAGAGTTAGTAACTGTAAAGTTAGGATAAGTGCCGCTTGTTGATATACCAGTTCCGGAAGTCAAAACTACAGTTTGATCTGGTGCGGTATTGGTGATATTTAACGTACCAGACGTAGTTATTGGACTACCAGTAATACTGATGCCTGTTCCCGCTGAAGCTGCTACACTTGTAACAGTTCCTACGGTTGAATCATTTGAAGTAATGGTGAAATTAGGATAAGTACCACTGATTGAAGTAGTTCCTGCACCTGTTAGGCTGACAATTTGGTCTGGCGCGGTGTTTGTAATGTTCAACGTTCCCGCAACGGTGATTGGAGAACCTGTAACCGAGATCCCAGTTCCTCCAGTAGCCGCAACAGACGTAACTGACCCTACACCAATGCCGCTAGGTATGACCCACCCACCAGCAGTTAAAATGTAAGTTTGTTGCCCAGCTAGAGGTTTTGGAACTTGACCCTGAACACCATCAACGCCGACTGAGGGCGATAAAAAGTTGTCAAGGTCAACAATACCCGCATTGGGAGCGACTGACATTACAGACCTTTGATAAAGGCTTCTTGCTTGGCAATAATGCTGGCTTTTGTGGACTCTGCATCAGCTTTGGCGGCATTTGCAACAGCTATGGCTTTGCCCATCTCTACAGCCTGTTGTTCTGCAATAGCTTGGGCCTTTGCCGCATCTGCCGTAGCTTTCTGCGCAACAATTAACTCTGACTGAACATGGCTCAGCATTGCGTCTGCTTGGGCTTTGACTGCATCTGCTGCTTCCAGCATTGCGTCTGATTTTGCTTTAGCAGCAGAAACAACGCTTGAAGCCTGAGTTCTAGCGGCTTCTAAATGAGCATTTCCTTGCTCAATTGTTGAGTTTTTATATTTTTCAGCTTCTTCACGAAGCGCTTTTGCTTGATCGCGCAGAGCAACAATTTCGCTGGCTGGACCAAGGGCTTCAACGTACTTTTTGTTTTCTGCTGTGGCAACGTCCAAAGCGTCAAGTTTTGCCTTGTACACACTTGGATTTGCAACAACAGTCAACAAATCCATAAGTTGGTTTGAAGAACTATCACCTGTGATGCTATTTGCAATACCCATTACGCGCCTCCACCGGCTTGAATGATTGTCAAAGTAGCAGACCCTGATCCAGCAGTCGTAATTAAACGAATCGCCGTCACAGGATATGCAATGTTAGAATTGCTAGAGGCAGAACCAACTAAAGTTGGGTGGTCGAACCAATTCCCACTAGCCGCCACATAACCAGAAGCAAACACATTGTCAAACGTATATTGCACCTTGTATGTAATGGTCCCTGTAACAATTACAGCCAAACCCATGTTACTAGGCGAAATGTAAGTGTCTACAGGGCAAACCTGTGTGTCACCAACGCCTGTCACGGTAAGTACTACTTGACGCATATTTTGCTCCTAGTTGCTGTTGTAAAGCACGTTGATTACGAGAACAGGAGCCGAAGCCCCTGTTCGATCAGCAACTACCGCCACCCATCATAGTTTTGCCGCCTTTTTTCAGCTTCAGATCAGTGCCTTTTCCGCCTTTGTGCACTTGCGAATCATGCTGCTTAAAAGCTTTCTTGACCATGGCTTTATCTTGCATCATGTCAGCCTTGCCGCCTTCTTTCATGGCAGGCATTGCAGCTTCAGGCATACCAGGGCGTGCCTTCTTCATCATCTTCTGCTTCATGGCCCGTGAAGCCATATTGCCTTCCATCATGGGTTTCCCCATTGATGCGCCAGAAGAAGGTCGCCGTGGTGCCATCGGTACTTTCATGGGTGCCATCGGAAGACCGCCCCCCATTGCTTTATGGACAGTACCACCGCCTTTTAAGGCAAGAGTTACAGTGGGTTCAGATGTTTTCATCTTAGGCATACGTTTGAATTCAGACATGTTGTTCCCCTTAAGCTTGTGTGACGCCAAGAGCGCCAATACGAGTTGCATTTGGGCCGACCGCAATTGCTGGCAGTGCTATTCCCATTACGAGGCGCTTGATGCCGTCTGCCGCCGAGGAAGGTGTGTACGTTCCGCGCACATCTCCTGTGGTTGTGGTAGCCGTCAACGTCGCGGCAGGAGTCATAGTGCCAGCATCTTCAGCCAAAGTATTGTCCCAGCCCGCACGGGCGACGTAGCCCCTATCAGTGATACGCAATGGCGCACCCAAGATGTCGGTTGTACCTACCGCAACAGTTACCACGCTACCGCCTGAAGCAGCAACACTGGCAATTTGGTAGAAGGCTTTTTTGCCACTGACAGTCGTTGATGCCACTGTTCCTGTTGCAATCACC